TGTGTCCGCAAATATTTTAAAATTGTAGGCAAAAGTTGTAGTTGAACCATTACCATTGTGAGATGATTTTATTATCGTTGTAGATACTGTCATAGTTACCCTATATTATTTTTTCTTAGCATTTTCAAGAAGTGTTAATCCTTGTTGAGCAAAATTAATCATGTATTTATATAGATCATCAATCAGCTCTCTCTTCTCATCTGGCGTTGGTATTTCACCATTTGGGAACTTCTTTAAGTTATATATAGCTCTGATTTGTTTGTCCAAATCTTTTATTGATTGTCTATATTTTACTAATAAGGTTTCATCAAGGTTTAAAGTTTCTTTTAATTTTCTGTATTCCTCAAAATCACCATTTTTTCTAGCAAAATCCATACCATTTAGAATAGTATCTACCTTCTCATATTCTTCAAAAAATCTAACTATAGACTTTGCTGAATATCCCGGTACATCTCTGACATCAAAAGCTCTTACTACTGGTATCTTAGATAGAGTATCTGTTGGTTTTATAGGATCATCAATAATTTCACCTTTAACCAAAACATAGTCTAGTGTATCAATAATATATCTACCTATACCACCTGTCCACGATCTAAATACATTCTCAGCATGAATAGGATTTGTTGCAAAGAAACTATCATCACCAACTAAATCATTTAATAATTTTGAAACTAACTTAAATGTTTCTGATGTGTATTCAGTATAATAAAATTTGTTAGGTAAATTTTTATCTAAAGATTTTGGAATCATAGGTGCATCTCTAAAGAAACTATAGTTCATGAAATTTTCTGCAAAAGGTCTAACTGCAGTAGGTATAGGATAAAAACCTTTAGCATTACTAACTAAAAAATCTTTAGCAAATCTTGCAAATTCTTGAGGTTCATTTGTTCTTACCCAATCTAAAGTTTTTTCAACCATTGAAGATACAAGAGTTCCAACTTCAAAAGGTTTTGGAAATCTATAAGGTTTATCTCCTATCTTAAAATAATAATATGCTTGTTTCAACCAATCAGGTTGTTCTTTGTAATCAGGATCATCTTTGTTTAACATATAAAAACCTAGTGTTGGAATAACAACATAAGCACCAATCATAGCTGTAGTTCTTCCCGGTTGATCTCTAAAGGCTTCGTATAATCTTGTTAAACCTTGAACTCTTGCGTTCCAAAATGGAACAAGTCTATTTATATTATTTCCTAATGTTCCTCTTTTTGCATAATCTAAGAGATTTCTAGCTTCAAACCCAGCTCTTTCAAGAGCTTGTCTTTCTGTTAATCCTTTGTCGATTGCTTTTCTATATGTTTTTTCAAATATTCTAAATCTTGTCATCTCCTCTGACAATCTAGTTAAGGCTCTAAATGGAGCTAGCATACCTCTGTCTGCATTTCTAACTGGTCCTTTAGAAAGAATATCGTAAACTTTACCATCAAATAAATTAGGTCTATCAACAGCAAGAAGTGTGGATTGCATACCACCAGATTTTACATATTTATTATACATATCTTGTGCTTTCTTACTTCTACCTCTAGTAATAATATTAAACATACCAATCAAAGAATCTTGTATTGGAACAAATCCAACTTTATTTAAAAAACTAGCTTGCATTGTATCTCTAAAAAAGTTTGGTACAGCAAAATCAGGAATTAAAATTGCACCAGCTCTAAGAGTTCTAGCAGGAGCTCCTAAATAATTAAATAACATATTAGCACCTTGTTGATCTAAAGTTTTGAAAGCATTAACTAAATCTTTACCTACACTCCATGTTTCTAATTTACCATCTCTTCTAATTGATAATAATTCTGATTTAGGTAAATTTGTTTTTATTGGATTTACTTTTTCTATAAAAGGAAATAAGTTTGAATCTTTCTTTTTAGCTTCAACTATTTTATCTATAAACTGTACTTTAACATTATTTCTTTCAACTAAATTAACTATAGTATTTGTATTTTTAACCATCTGTTCTAATGGAGGAAATACTCTTAACTTAGAACCTTTTATTTCTTTTAAAGGATTTGCACTACTTCCCTCAACAGCTACAACTTTTCCATCTTTACCAATTAATTCTCTTGCATAAGTAACATAATTTTTATTTGCTTCTGTCATAGCAGTAAACGCTTCAGCAGTTATAAAACCACCATCTTTTGCATATTCTAAAAGTTCTCTTTGATAAGTGTCAGTTTTTTTTGCAATTTGTTCAAATTGAAACTTATATTTTTTAATAAAATCTTTTGCAGTTTGAATATTAAATCCTGTTTCTATTCCTCTATTATTTAATTCTACAGCTCTTCTATTCATTAAATAAGTTTCAAATAATTGAGTTTCAGTTTTACCTTTATCAATAACATCTTTTACAACTTCCTTTAAACCTGCACCTCTATCATTTAAGTTTTTAAAATTAATTGTTTTATTCTCTATAAAATAAGCTGCTCTGTTTGGTATTCCTTCTAAAACTCTAGCTTGTTCATATATATTTAATTTTTCTATTCCTGTTTTTGTATTAACACCTGCTTCTCTAAGAGCTTCTAGTATTGGATATTTATTATCTATACCTTCTATGATAGCTTTCTTTTTAACTTTAGAACCCATCTCTTTTAATCTTTCAGCAGTTAATGTTTCTACTTTTGGTTTGAATACAATATTTTCTGATGCTTTATTTGCTAAATCATCTTTAAATAATGTTTCGGGTTGTTTAGCTTCAACTTTCTTTTCAACAGTTTTTCTATCAAGCAAACCTTTGTAAGCTCTAACATAGCTTCTTGATGATACATCTTCTAATATTGTTTTATTACCTATTGAATCTTTAAACACTTGATTAGGTTTTTTTCCTGTATCAACAAATATTTTTTTAGTTCTATCTTCCATTGTTTTTCTTGGCTGAACTAAACCTAGTCCACCAAATAAAACAGCAGAATAACTAAACTCTTTTAGACTTGGTAACTGTCCATTTAATGTAGCACCGACACCTTCAAAGGCTGTAAGCTGTGATGCTACTCTTGTTAAATATTGATCTGCTAATTTACCTACTCCCGGTATTCTAAGTTGTGGTGCAACTGCTGTAGCTGCAAATACTGTACCTTGTTTTAAACCTTCTTTGATACCTTCTTGTAAAAAATTTTTTAATATTTCAACTGGTTGTCCATAAGATTGTTGTTCTAATCCTTTTAATATAGTTGCTCTAGCAGCACCCGGTATTGCTCCTGCAGTAAACGCACCTGATATTGGATTACCACCACCTGCAAAATAACTAGCTCCATAAATAGGAAGTTCAGCACCAAGTGTTAATCCTCTTTCTAATAAACCTTCAAACCAAGTATAATCTTCTGGTTCTTCTTCTGTAAAAGCCTCTGGTAAACCTTTTTCTGTAGATAATCTATAAGTCATGTCATACAAAGTTTTACCCCAACCTCTTTTTAATATTGCATCACCATCAAAATTTTTACCTACAAGTATTTCTTTCATAGATTTTTGATCTCCCATTTCTTGCATAGAATCGTAAAGCATTTGATCGTCTGGTCCAACTATTTCTGATTGCATAGTTTCTTCTTGTATTTCTTTACTAATATCTTGAAAATATTTTATAAAAGGTTCGTTGTTTGATTTAACTCCAAACTCTTCTTGTATTTCTTGATTATTAAATCCTGCAGATTTTAACTCTAATACTTTTTCTTTTTTCCAATCTGCTATTTCTTTTTGAGTGAAACCAGCTTCATTGTACTTTATTTCTTTTTCTGCAAGGCTAGTCATTATGGAGAAGCATCCTCTATATCAATACCACCACTTATTCTAAGCTCATATTCTTTTATAGTTTCGCCTTCTTTTCTTTGAGGTGTATCTGTTTTTATTTCTAAAGTATTTACCATATTATCTATAAGACTATTTAAGTCTGCAGTTTTTGGTAAGTAACCTTTTATATCTTTTGCTATATAGTTTTCTGAAGTAGCATCAAATAAATCTTGAGCAGGAATGTTTCTTGATAATCCTGACAAATATCTTCTATATAATTCTTGTCTTAATTCACTTGCTCTTGAATTATATTCTTTGTCAAAAAAACTTAAAAAAGTATTACCTTGTAATAAAGGTGTAATACCTTCAAAGTATTGTAAAAATTTTTGATCTTGTTTTTTAAATGTACTATTATTACTTCTTGTTATTATTGTTTGTAGAAATTGAGCATCTTTATCATTGATATTACCATCTCCTAATCTTTCTAATATACTTTTACTTTCTGTTTCTCCTGTTAATAAAAATTTTGTTTTAGTATTTGTTATTTCACCTGATTGTATTTTTTGAATGACATCAGAGTTTGTATTATAATTAGTATCAAAGCTAAATTCATTTTTAATAACCTTATCATTAACTAATTCTAATTGATTATCAAATTCCTCATCACCTGTTTTTAGAGCTTGCATATCTTCTGGTTTGACACCAAAAAAATCTTGTTCACCAAATTTTTCTAAATACTTATCACCAATATCAATTAAACTCATATCAAGAGATGCTTGAACAGTTTTTTGTTGTAGTTCAGAAAGAGTACCCATCTCTCTTACTAATTTAGTTCTTTCTTCACCTTTTATATTAGGAAAATTATTTTCATTACTTAAAAGTAAAAATGCTCTTGCAGCATTTTTTGTACCTATTTCTCTTACTTGAGTTTCTTCTACTAATGATGGTAATTTTTCTTTGAATAAATTAAAATCAGTTTCACTAGCTAATCCATCATTTACTAAAGATTGGTATTGATCCACAGAGTAATTATAAATAGTTTGAAAATCAAAAGGATTATCTCCATCAACTAATACAGATATTTTATCTTGAACATTTTTTAAAACTTGATTGGTTCTTGTTGAAACCATATTTGCTCTAGTTTTTTTTAAAATATTTGATGTATATGAAGGTTTACTAGCTGATATATTTATTTGAAAATATCTTTGAATATAATTATTTCCTGCTTGATTTTTATATTTATCAACTATTGATTTATAACCATTTTCAAATTTTGATATTCCTTTTTCTGGTGTTGATTCTAATTTTGATTTTTCTTCTAATTCAAATAATTCTTGTTTAGCTTGTGCAATAAGTTCTCCACCTTCAACTTTATTTGATATTTCTTTTTCTTTTATATAATAGTTCGTAACATCTTGTGCTGCTGGTAACAAAGTTCCAGCTAAAGTATCTTTAGGTGAAACTTGTAAACTAGATTTTACAGCTCCTACTTCTGCAGTAGGTAAAAGATCAGCTTCAAATGTTGGTATCTTTGGCATTAAATTAATCCTACTTGTTTCATACTAAGTAAGCTAGTTCCAGCTTGAGAAATATATCCAAGTGCTGCAAGATTAGCTTGTCGTCTAGCAAGTGTTCCTGATATTCTTGCAAAAGTTGCTTCTTCTAATTTTTTAGCTTCAGCAACTTGACCATTATATTCAATAACATTTCTTTGTAATTCAGCTTGCTCTGCATTAGATTGTAAAATTTTTAAAGCAGTACCAGATAACTCTACTCCTGATTTTAACAAACTTACTCTTGTTCTTGATTGTAATTTTTCAAAACTTTGATTAAATTTATTTAAGTTATATGTTGTAAGTTTTTTTTGAGCTGTTGCCTCTTGTAAAGCAATAGAGGCATTTCTCATTGCAACTCCTTGATTAAAAGCACCTATGGCACTTGCTTGTCTAGCTGCAAGTAAAGAAGCACCAACTGCTGCATAAGGTAAAGCTGCACTCATTAGAATATCCTCGCATATCTGTATTGGTCTGTTCCATCAAAACCAAACTTTCTCATTAAACCTTCGTTCTCTAAACCTAGCCACTCTGCAAATCTTTGACCTTGTTCAAAATCTTTTCTGATTGCAGTTTGAACTCTGACAATATTATTTTCTTTAGCAACTCTTGCAAAATCTTTTTTGATTG